CCAGTTGAAGCACCAGCGGTCGAAGCTGCTCGCCCAACTGTTTCAGCAGCATACTACACAAAGCCACGCATTGAAGTAACAGCAGCTAAGTATGCAGAGAACTCAATCCGCGCAGCACTAGGCGATGAGGATGCTCGTCAGTACCTACGCGCAGCAGCGGACACAACAGACAACGCAGGTCTAGTACCAACACGCCAGTTGTCAGAAATCATCAACCCACTCGGAACAACAATCCGTCCATCTATCGATGCAATCTCTCGTGGAGTGCTTCCAGATGCAGGTATGACTTTCGAAATTCCACGCATCACACAGATGCCAACAGTTGCGATCGAGCCAGAAGGCGATGCTTTCAGCGACACAGATCAAAACTCTAACTTCCTATCTGTCACAGTACAGAAGTACGCAGGACAGCAGACATTCTCTGTTGAATTGCTAGATCGTACATCTCCAGCATTCTTCGATGAGCTAGTGCGCAACATGGCAGCAGCTTACGCAAAGGCAACTAACGCAGCAGTAAACGCAGCGTTGATTTCTGGAGCAACAACAGATGCAACAACAGTTGCAACATATCCAACAGCATCAGAATTGCTAGGCATTGTTGCTCGCGGTTCAGCTTCTGTCTATGGAGCAACAGCAGGACTTGCAAATCCATTTGCTCGCAACATGGTCGTGTCAACAGGACAATGGTCAAACATCATGTCTCTAAACGATGCAGGCCGTCCAATCTACACAGCAACAAACCCAATGAACGCTGGCGGAGCAGTTGCACCAACATCATTGACAGGTAATGTTGCAGGACTTAACCTCTATGTAGATCCAACAAACGGTGGCGATGGCGATGGAACAATCCTTATCGTTAACCCAGATGCATACACATGGTACGAGTCACCAACATACCGCCTACGCGCAGAGTCAACAGCTAACGGATCAGTAACAGTCGGTTACTACGGATTCGGAGCTATCGCAACTAAGGTTGCAGCTGGCGCATTCAAGAATAACAAGGCGTAACAAACTCACTAAGTCGCTCTGGGGAGTAGTAGCCCTCTACTCCCCAGGGTCTTTAGAAAGGACATCATGGCACTTACAACAGTCGCAGAGCTACGCTCTACTCTTGGTGTCGGCACTTTATATAGTGACAGCGTGCTTCAAGAAGTATGCGATGCTACGGATGCCGTCCTTTTGCCTATGTTATGGGCTCCAAAATGGTTTACAGTTGCACATGAAAACACAGTAGGTTCAGGCACTCTATATTTTAATGACAATGTGCGCGAGACTTTCTATGTAGGTCAAAGCGTTACTATTGCCAACTCAGGCAGTTCATATAACGGGACTAAAACAATTACAGCTGTTAATGGTTTTTCAATTAGCGTGAATACTAATCACACTACTGCTCAGGGTTATCATCCGATTTATCCTTACGGATCTGTATCGACTACGACTTACACAGACTGGACAACCGATATGGCAGTCCAGCAAGCAGCTCTTATGATATCTGTTGAAATCTGGCAAGCGCGTACAGCCACCCTTTCAGGCAGTAACGCTGTCGATTTCCAGCCAAGCCCTTACCGAATGAGCGCACAGCTTCTCGCTAAGGTGCGAGGATTGATCGCTCACGCACTTGATCCGCGTTCGATGGTGGGCTGATGCCTGTTGCCGTCACTACTCTTAGAACCACACTAGCAACCGCTCTGGTCGATAACGCTAAGTGGCAAACCTTTGCTTTCCCACCTGCCACAGTCCTGGCTAATTCAGTCATTGTGTCACCGGATGATCCGTATCTGACACCAAGCAACAATCAACACATAACAATTAGCCCAATGGCTAACTTTAAGATTGTTATGACCGTTCCTTTATTCGATAATGAAGGCAACCTAAATGGCATTGAAGATATCGTCTGCGGAGTGTTCGCTAAGCTCGCAGCATCATCTTTGACCTATAATGTAAGCGCAATCAGCGCACCAAGTATTCTCAACGCTGCATCAGGCGATCTGCTCAGTTGCGAGATGTCCGTATCAATCCTTACGAGTTGGAGCTAAAATGTCCGAGTGGGAAAAAGAGAACGAAGCCTTCCTGATCAAGATCGGGCAGGTAGCACCATCATCACCAAAGCCAGTAACTACTAAGAAAGACGAGGAATAATCTAATGCCTGTATTTCTAAACAACAAAGTCGGTGTGAAGATTAACTCCGTTGATCTTTCAGACCATGTCACAGCAATTACTTTGAATCGCACATTTGACGAATTGGAAGTCACAGCGATGGGTGACTCAGCACACAAGTTCGTTAAGGGCTTGGAAGCATCATCAGTAACAATCGATTTCCTAAATGACACAGCATCAGCAAATGTTCTAGCAACATTGCAGGCAGCATGGGGAACAACTGTCACATGTGTATTCCTACAAGAAAAGGGAACAGCAGTCTCAGCTACTAACCCTCTATACACAGTTTCATTGCTAGTCAATAACACAACAGACATCAACGGTGCTGTTGGCGATATTGGCACACAATCAATCACATTCACTGCTAACTCAACAGTTGCAGTAGCCACAACAGGCACATTCTAAAAAACTACTAAAGGGGCAAACCATGGCAAGACTAAAGATAGTTCGTACAGATGGAAGCGTGCTAGAAGGCGAGATCACCCCAGCGGTGGAATACGCATTCGAGCAATACGCTAAAATGGGTTTTCATAAGGCGTTCAGGGATCTGGAACAACAGACCCATGTCTATTGGCTCGCTTGGGAAGTAACACGCAGGTCAGGTGAATCTGTTAAGCCTTTCGGGATTGACTTCATCGAAACACTTACGAGTGTTAGCGTTGAGGACTCAGACCCTTTGTCTTAAAGCGCGATCTACCCTTCACCTATCTAATCGCTAGGCTAAGCATTAGGTTGGGGATCGCGCCACAGCAGTTACTCGAATTAGACAAGACCATGCTAGATGCTCTCTTGCTAGGTCTCAAAGATGAAGCAAAGGAGATCAGTGATGCCAGCAAGCGTAAAGGGCGGCATTGAGCTCCGTAAGGCTCTGCGCAAGTTTAGCCCTGACTTGGCTAAAGAATTACCTAAAGAAGTTGCAGCAGCCTTAAAACCCATCACAAAGGCTGCTAGAGGGTATCTGCCAGATGATGGACAAGTCCTTAGTGGATGGCTGGCAAGAGAAAATTCTCAAGCTCGCTTTCCTAGTTACAATGCCCGCATCGTCAAGCAAGGTATTGGGTATAAGACAACACCATCAAAGCCCAATCGCAGAGGATTTAGATCCCTTGCTCGCGTGTTCAATAAAAGCGCAGCTGGAGCGATCTACGAAACTATGGGTCGCAAAACCCCTTCAAGCCGTTTTGTGCAAAATCAGCAAGATAAGTATTCATCACCGATGAAGGGTGATGGCAAGATGGAAGGTCGCGCTCTATTTCGCGCCTACGAAGAAAACAATGGCAAGGCTAGAGAAGCAGTATTGGCGGCTATTAAAAAAGCAGCAGACAAACTTAATGCAAGAGCGAGAGGCTAATCATGGCTAATGTAATGATTGATATTGCTGCGGAGTTCGTAGGCAATAAAGCCTTTAAGCAAGCTGATACCGCCACAGACAAGCTAACCAAGAATGTAAAGAAACTAGCGGGTGCTTTTGGTTTAGCCTTTAGCACTACCGCAGTTCTGGCTTTTGGCAAGGCAGCAGTCAAAGCCGCAGCCGAGGATCAAAAGGCACAGCAACAATTAGCACTAGCTTTAAAGAATGTTGGCTTAGAGCGAGATGCTGCTAGTGCAGAAGGATTCATCGCAAGACTTCAAAGCGAATTTGGAATCATTGACGATAAGTTGCGACCTGCATACCAAGGTTTAGCAGTAGCCACACGCGATACAGCAGAAACACAAAGACTTCTTAATCTTGCTTTAGATATAAGTGCCGCCACCGGCAACGATTTAAGCAAAGTGACAGCCGCTTTAAGTCGTGCGTATTTAGGAAATAACACAGCACTTTCTCGCTTGGGTGTAGGTATATCCAAGGCAGATCTAAAGACTAAGTCTTTCTACGATATAACAACGGATCTAGCATCTACCTTTAAGGGTTCAGCAACAGCGGCAGCCAATACCTTTCAAGGATCGATGGATAAACTTGCAGTTGCTTCCGCTAATGTTCAGGAGATTATCGGTACTGGAATCATCGATTCTCTAAAGACTCTTGGTGGCAATACTGCTGTTGATGACTTAGCGAATGATATGGAAAGAGCCGCACTTGGCGCAGCAGATTTCTTACGCGGTTTAGCTCAAATTGGAACATTCAAGATTAGCGGAGAAACAAAATCTCTTCTTGCTCTATTACTTACACCATTTCAGCGTTCATTGTCTGCTGGGCCATTAGGAGCAATTACTAGATTGGGAGCAGCTTCCAGAACCGCACCAAGGCCTTTTACCACTCCAATGACAATTTCTGGTCAGTCTCAACAATCTAGTAGAGTAACTCAGGAGCAAGCCAGAGTTGCGAAAGAGACTCTTAAGATATCTAAAGATCAACTAAAACTAGCCAAGGCCAAGGCAATCTTTGACATCCAGAAAATCCAAATTGAAGCAGCCTTAAAGGGCAAGATTAGCGAAGAAGAAAGAATCCGATTGCTGCTTCTAAAGGCTATTGCGGAAGAAAACATTGATGACATTGAGAAGTACACAGAGATGTTAAATAAGGTACAAGGCAAAGTCACAGCATTGCAGGAAACCCTTGGTGAGGTTTATGCCATGGATGCTGGCAATCCTTTTATCTCATGGGAGATTGGTCTTGATGGAGTCCAACGAGCTTTAATTGAAATCAATGGTCAGTCTATTGCTTTGACTAGCACTATCGCTCAAAACTCATTGGCTATGGGATTACTTGGTGGAGCATCATTCGCGCAGGCTTTGTCAGGTGCTCGCTATGCAGCACAGGCAGCAGCTTCTATGGGCATCACAGGAACAATCGGTAGCTTACCGCCTGTCGTTCCGGGTGGCGGCCCTAGCGGTGGTACAACGACTGTTGTAGATGTAACCGTTCAAGGCACAGTCATCTCTCAGCAGGAATTGCAGCAGGCTATTGTAGATGCCGTCAATAACTCAGGACTAACAGGCAATCAGTTAATTACTGGCGTTCCAGAGCGACAGGTCGCTATTTAATGGCATTACCTGCAACCATCGGAGTAACCATCAATTTTAGTGATGGCCCTACATATGGCTACCCTTTTACTATTGGCGATCCTGTCAAGGGTGTTCTTGGTGTCTCCGAGTTAGCAGGTACAAACACAGCAGGGTTAATTGTCGATTATTCTACGCAGACCACACAGGTAGCAATTAAGCGTGGTCGTGATTTAATGACTGATACCTATAATGCAGGTCAAGCATCTGTCAAGATCCTAGATCCCAATGGTGATTTCAACCCACAGAACACTAGCTCTCCGATCTATGGCTATCTAAAACCTTTACGCAAGATCCAGATTACTGCCACGCATTCAGGTACTAACTATTATCTATTTTCAGGCTACACATCTGAGTATCGATATACCTATCCAACAGGGCAGGAAATTGGTTATGTAACTATTGTCTCTTACGATGCTTTCAAGATTTTTAACCTTGCAGCAGTTTCAACCGTTGCCGATGCTGGAGCAGGGCAAGACACAGGCACTCGCATCAATCGCATTCTTTCAGAGCTTTCATGGCCTAACTCAATGCGTGACATCGACACAGGTGACACCATCTGTTCAGCAGATTCCGGACAATCTCGCGTGGCTTTATCTGCTATCCGCGCAGCTGAGTTCAGCGAGCTAGGCGCGTTTTACATGAGTCCAGATGGTAACGCTATCTTCAAGAGTCGATCTAGCACCATTGAGACACTAGATGACACACCAACAGTCTTTAATCAAACAGGCGGCATTCCTTATGCCAATATCAAGTTCGCCTTCGATGACAAACTGATCATCAATCAGGCTAACATCCAACGCTATGGCAGCAGCAATGTACAAAGCCATACAGATGCAGCAAGCGTGGACACCTACTTCCTACACAGCACGAGTGCACAAAATCTACCTATTGCTACCGATGAAGAAGCCATGAACCTAGCAACTACTTATGTCAATAGCCGCAAAGACACCACGATCCGCATCGACTCAATGACTCTTGACCTTTCAACCCCGTCTTACTCAGCAGGGGTCACAGCAGCCCTGAGTCTTGATTATTTTGACAATGTGACTATTTCTAATATTCAGCCTAATGGCGATACAATCACAAAGACCCTACAGATTCAGGGTGTGGCACACGATATTCAGCCAACTAAGTGGTTCACTACTTTCACCACGATGGAGCCAATAACCGATGGTTTCATCATTGGGAACACAGAATACGGTATCCTAGGCGTATCTCGTCTAGCATGGTAAAGGAGCAATAAATGGCAACAGGATTTCCAGCAGCAACAGGAGATGTCCTATCAGCGGCTATGTTTAATGGCTTGGTGGCCTTTACTCTCAATAGCCAATCAGGCACAACATACACACTAGCCTCTACTGATCAGTATCAGGTATTAGTGGTTACAACTAACGCATCGACAAAGACAGTAAGCATTCCAACCGATGCAACCTACAATTTTCCAGTTGGAACAGCAATATCTATTCTTAACACAGGTGCAGGTGCTTTGACAATCAACGCTGTTACTTCTGGCACAACCACAATAACAAGTGCTGGAGGTACATCAGCAGCACCAACCGTAGCCCAATACAAATCAGCCGTAGCGATTAAAACTGCTGCAAATGCTTGGACAGTTGTAGGTGCGGTAAACTAATGCTTAACATCGTTTCAGCTACTCTTTCAGATTCTGCCATCAATATTGGCGCAGAAATGATTTTGGTTGCCGGTGGCGGTGGATCAGGATATGCATTTGGCGGTGGCGGTGGAGCAGGTGGTCTTTTGTATGCAAGTCGGACTTTGACTACCGCTAAAACTTACACGATTACTATCGGTGCAGGTGGAAATAACGGAACTAATGGCTCCCGCGTAGGTGTACAAGGAAATAGCAGCACAATGACTGCTTCGGGATTTACAACTCTTACTGCTGTCGGTGGCGGTGGCGGTGGAGCTAATCAAAGCGGAAACCAACCACCGACCTCAGGCGGTTCAGGTGGTGGTGCTTCTGGAGATGGTGGAGTCAATATCTCTGGCGGTGCTGCTACATCTGGTCAGGGTTTTGCAGGTGGATCTGTAACATCTGGCAATACTGGTGGATCGGGTGGCGGTGGTGCTGGTGCTGTTGGAACAGCAGTTGTCGGTAATCAAACTGGAGCCAATGGCGGAGTTGGATCTTCAACATATTCTTCATGGGGTGCAGCTACTTCAAGCGGACAAGATGTTGGTGGCACAAGATTCTTCGCAGGCGGCGGTGCCGGTTCAGGTGGCACGGGCGGTTCAGGTGGCGGAGCAAACCCAGGTGGATCCGGAACAGCAAACACAGGTGGCGGTGGCGGTAACGATGCCGGCAGCGGTGCAGGCGGTTCAGGAATTGTCATCATTCGTTACGCAGATACTTTGCCTAATGCTGCATCAACGACTGGTTCTCCAACACTTTATACAACAGGT